CAAATGTAACTCTCACTGAGGGCAGTGATGGTGGTAATGAAACATTGACGATAGCCGCAACTGATAATAGTATACCATTTGCGATAGCGTTAGGTTAGGAGAGATATTATGGCAAATAATTTTGGTCAAGCAGATGCAAGTTTATCAAATAACTCTTTAACTACTGTTGTAAGCACAACATCAAATAAACAAATTGTGATAGGTTTGTTGATAGCTAATACTGGTACTGCATCTATAAATGTAGATGCTGTATTAAATGATGGATCAAATGATAGATATATTGTTAAAGGAGCGCCATTACCAGTTGGTAGTTCTATTGAATGTGTGCAAGGAAAAATAGTAATTCCTAGTGGTGGCAGTATTAAAGCAAAAAGTGATAACTCTAGTGGAA